CTTAGAGCCACCAAACTTGTTACCGATTACTCTCATTGCAGCCCCACGAATAGCATCGACACCGATCAGCCCCACCCCACCACCAATGGCAACAGATAGTGATTTAGGCCATCCGACATACTCAAGAGCGGATGCAAAAGTCAGCGTCAGAGCGCCACAGAGTAGAATTTCGAGTGTTTTTCGCTTCCAGCCGCCACCACCGCCAAAATAGGCAATACGTAAACCAGCCATAACAATCGACATAATCACTGCGCCCAGCGGTGTGTCTCCACGCCACCAGCTCTGGACCAACTCCAGCCAGGTATTTGGGTTATGAGGCATTTGTAGTTATCTCTCACCTCGCCAATACAGGAGGTGCAAATTGAGGGAACATCATGTACCGCAAATCAGAAGCGGAAACGTAAAAGAGGCCGAGCCAATGGATAACTGCGGTATAGACCAGGCTCAACAAATAGCCGGGTCCAGAAACGACAAACCCGCTCGACGGCGGGTTTAAGCTGTGTGGCGAAGTGACCACTCTTAACACGATACAATAGTTTTTGCGTACGCGTTAGCATTTTTGATGGAAGTTAATGGTTGTTAATCTTATACTCAGTAAACAAAATTTATGCCGCCTTGAGCATGATGCGACATTAGGCACATGTTTGGATCTTCCTCGAAGATTCGTGCGGTAGCTATGCTCAAAATCCAATCAGCTCATAAAACATACTATGGGTTTTAAATGCTCATTCCAACATCTCTATCAAAACAACCAGTAATCGAAGCTGCTTTCGAAATGCGTTTTTCTAAAGAAACACAAATATCGGAAATAGTTCCAGGGTTTCTTTTTCACGCTCTAGGTTGTACAAAACCAGTAATTAGTTTACCACCCAGTCAAATACCTAAAAATGTTCGTGAGGGAGATGAACAATTACATTACGCAGTTGTCAGTCGCCTCGAAATCGAAGGGTACTATATTGGACTAAGTGACCATGGTGTTGTTGTATCCACCAGCACCAAATATCAAGGGTGGAGTCATTTTAGAGAAAAAATCATTCATGTATTAAATGAGCTTAACAAATTAAATTTAAATGACAACATCATCCGCTACTCATTAAAGTATGTAGATTTTTTCCCAAAAGAAGACGATTCTAATTTATTTGATAAGCTAAACGTCAGCTTAAATATGGCTGGCGAGTCTATGTCTAATTATCCGATCAATATCAGAATCGATAAAAATGAAGGCGCATTTCTAAATATAATTCAAATATTATCTCATGCTTTAGTCATGTCAGATAATGGAGAATTTAATAAAAAAGGACTAATCCTAGACATAGACAGCATTAGGCAAATCACTAATACTGATGAAATAGATAAGTTTAAAAACGAACCCAAAAAAATTCTTGATGATCTTCACGCCTGTAATAAATTAGCTTTCTTTAGTTGCCTTAAAGAGTCAACAATTCAAGAACTAGAACCATCCTACAAATAGAAATGGTGGTATGATATGTATCCGTCTCATCATGTTTATCGAGCTCAACTTCAAGTATTAACTTTGGTTTTATATAGTCTGCATATAACTGCATTAACAGACATTGCCCAAAATCAACAGCATGGTCCTCAACAAAGTTTAATCGTCAAAAATCACGCTTTGGAGTATAAGTCTTCAACTACCGATTCAGTTCATTCCATCACACAAACATATAAAGCAGGGAGCACAATCTCAGTTGATCAAAGACTTGCAGTCTCGATGACAAACTTTTATGAAAAATTATCAACAAACCAGGTGTCTTTAGGCAGTGAAATAAATAAAGTCGTTCATGCTTCACTGTGGGATTTATACTTGGATTAAGTGATGAGTAATAACATTTTTGATATCGAGAAATTCAAAGATCAAATTCCATATTATTTAACAGCTCCTCAAAAAGAAGGACTAATAAATGCACTTAGAGATTTCCCTGAAAACACTAACTACTACCTTAGCAATTATCATGATGATCTGAAAAATGCTGCACTTCAGGGAGATATATTTAAGGAGCTTACAGTATATTCAATTAAAGGGACTAAAAAAACACGAGGCATTATATTAAGCAACAGTTGCGATATAGATACAAGTAATAATCGTGATGTGCCAATGCGTGCAGTCTTTGCTCCGTTAGTAAGTTTATCTAAGTTCGAAGCTATTCTTCTCTCCAACGGAGTTTCTAAGACTTCAATAGATAGCAAAATTGATGCTATAAGGAAGCAGTTAATTACTAATATTTTTTATCTTCCTGAATCAGACAACTTAGAAGAATGCATCGTTTTTCTTGATGATGTATACCAATTACCAACGGAAGAATTACAAAAACTCTTGAATGATAAATGCAAAGCCATAACTTTAAGTCAAGTTGGTTTCTACATTTTACTATTCAAAATATCTATTCACTTTTGTAGATTCCATGAAAACATACAACGATTCGATCATTAAGGCGGTACTACCGCCTTTTATTATTTTACACAAGTATACTTACAACCCCCTCTATAAAACCGATTGCGGTTTGCAACTCCTTCCTAATAGTGCCATCAGAGCACCTTCTCTTTTTGGCAATAGTGCGTAATGAGATACCAATAACAAAGTGGGCTATGATGAGCTCATATTCCTCTGGTTTATACCTTCTCAACCGAGCCACACAACTGTCTATCATAATGCCTTCGTCATCATCACACTGAATCCGTGACTTTTTGCCATGAGGTAAAAGCCCCTTGAAGCCTGCTGCTACCGGCTGCCAGTCCACACCACTGTTGTCTGCTGCAGCCCATGCTCCCCAGCGGTCCAATACTTCATACATATCACGCATCAACTTTCTCCACAAAATCAGCCCAGCACACCAATTGCCAGCAAAAATCAATAAAAGGGTATAAACCCATCGTTATCCCCAGCTTCATACGATTGTCCCTTTCAGTGTTTTGGCATAATTCTTCAACATTCGGTAATCGTTCAAAACCGAATCGGGGAAACGACATAAGCACAGGAGCCCCCTGCGACAGCGAAGGAGTTCTGATATATAAGACTCAAACATCATTCATCTCCCAGTTCAGTGATGGTCAGCTCCAGCTTTCCACCCTTGGTAACGGGCATCTTCACAACGCGATAATCAACGACCTGAGCATCATCCAGCCAGAAACCTGCTTTGGTGAGTGCGTCAAAAGCTGCTTTTTGCAGATTATCCAGGTCACGGCGACGGCGATCCGGCATGTGGCACTCAATACGGATTTTCACTGGCATAGCCAGGCCGATATCCAGCATTGCGTTTTTAATGATTTGGGCGACGTTATCGCGGTATGCCTGCCCCTCTGCGCTGATATGCGTGCGTCCGCGATTATGGCGGTAATAGCGATTATTGCTCGGCGGCCAGGGTAGTGTGATGCAGTAAGTATTCACGCCTTGATTACCCCTTCTTTCAGCCAGATAACCAGTGTTCTCGCCATACCTTCCAGCGCACATTCTTTTGCATATCCAGCGTCAACAAAATGCGTGCGACGGTCGATTTCGTCGTGGCAGGCAGAACATGCAATGGTGGCAATCAGGTCTGGCGGTTTGGTACCGGTGCCGCACAATCCAGTCAGCCGGATATGTGCCAGTACAGACGTTTCAGGGTTGCCATTACATACGCCAGGGATTCTTACCTGGCATTCCCGACTACGCGCTGCTTTTCTCAAATCAGCCATGATTCCTCCTTGCTGCCAGTCGCAACCATTTTTTATCAACCAGGCTGGCGGTATATCCGAGCAGTGTTGGTATTTCGGAAGGCTTCAGCTCCGGTTTACGCTTACGACGATTTGGTACTCTGTAGATGTGTCCGCTCATGACACGAATAAGTGGTGTAGCCATTACGCCTCCTGCTTGTCGCGCAGCAGCTGGAACTCGCAGCTCTGCGGAATAGTCAGGTGACAGCCAATATTCATCGCCCAGGCTTCAACCTTACACAGGAAGACATACATCTCTCCGGTATCAAGATCGGAGGTATGGCGTAACGACTGGATCGTAGTGATTTCACCGGTTACGACATCAACCAGGTCTTTGGTTTCATAACCGAGGTATGTGTGTTTGAGTGCATCTTTTACCCATACTGCAGTAGCGAACGTTTTACCCCTGCTGATGAGGTACTCACTGATTTCGCTGTACCACATGTGGCTGAGTGCATTCTGGGAAAGACTGCGTCTCTCGCGCCACGGTTTAAGCACCATGCGAAAGCATTTACCGTCCTCCAGATAAGGCTGGATCTGCTGACCGATAGCGGTGAAGTTACCGCGATGCAGTTTGATGCCGTCTTGTGAGAGGTTCACGCTTCACCTCCGCAGAGGTCAAACGCTAGATGCAAAGAATTGCAGGTGCATTTCTGCATCTGTGAAGGGAGAAGAGAGTTTGGATTGTATGTGCGCATAAACGTCCCCGTTTAGCGCAACCCCACCGCCGGGTGTTCAGGCCGACAGCAGAAGAATTTTCTCTTATTGATAATTGAAAATCAAAAGAATTTTATCGGTAAATGATGTGATCAGATAAGAACCACATGATAGAATCCGCCGGATTTTTTAGTGTAACAAAAGGAAAAAATAATGAAAAAAATGTTGGCTGTCGCATTGGCAACCCTTTTGCTGACCGGATGTACCGTTCGTGTAGCAGACCTTACTGTAGCCAGTACAAAAAACTATAATTTAAATGGTGGTAAATTTTACAAAGGAAAACGCGTAACTGCAGAAGATAGCTATCCTGTTATCATCTTCCCAACAGGTATTCCCAATGTAAAAACTGCTGCCGATCGTGCAATCGAGCAAGACCGTTGCGCTGTGGGTCTGACTGACGTTGTTGTAACACAACTTAACCAATCATTCCTGGTTGGTAAAATTGGTTTACGTGTTGAAGGGAATCTCATTATTGACCGCAGCCTTCCTGGATGCGAAAACGCAGGATGATGATAGTAACCCACTTCGGTGGGTTACTTTTTATCTAAATCATATGTGCAGCCAACAAACAATATACAATTTACTCTAAATAGCTGTGGCAGCATTCTCTAACTTAATATTTATTCCGAAACAGAGTTAATTATTTAAAAATAAACTTCCCCATCAATCATATACCTGAGAGTACTTATCGCCTGTTGGGCAGATATTATTTTCATCAAAGGATAGTGTTTAAAAACAATACCATTCATAAAATAGATATCACATGTTTTGTTATCTGTGTTTATTATAATTTTTTCGAATGTTTTATAAGCAAGTGTACGACATAATTCCCGCCCATTTTTACTGGTTAAATCAATGTCATGGAAATCACCAAGTGTACTTACACCTTTACTCTTCAAAGTTTTTAATGATATAGAAACCCTTCGCAATTCTTTATCTAATACTCTAATTTTTTCTGCTATAGCGGTAACTTCAGGTGCAACAGATAATGCAACAATTAAATTATTAATTTTCATCTGAAGTTCAATAACTTTCAATTCCAGAGTTTCATTAACATCTTTCTTATTTTCAACTGGTTGGATTTTACTACAATTAAAAAGCAATTCATTAACTATATTATAGTCAACCAAATCTCTTCTTATTGATGGCCTGTTACATCGATGCAATCTTCTCATCGGGCAAACATAATAGCCGTGCAAGCTTCCTGATACTGCATTAACAATCATAGTATTACCACAAGCGCCGCACTTCATAACTGTTCGCAGTAGATTTATCAACATAGGATTCTTGCTACTATTGCTAATACCAAAAGGTGCCAGCCGAATTTCCTGCACAGAGTAAAACAAATCATCTGATATCACTCTGGGATAATAGTCAGCGATTTCAATTATTCCCTTCCCTCTTGCACGATATGAAGGTACGCATATACCTATCAGCGCTTTATTAGCTAATAATTTTTCAATTACAGAAGGCCCCCATGCACTTTCTTTTCCTGAGAAATTCTTTATAGCATGATCATTTAAATACTTAGCAATTGCATTCAAAGAGCGTCTTTCCATCCTTAGTTTAAAAATCAGCTCAATCGTTTTCACCCTGTCAGGGTCTAAGACAAACGACGTTCTTTTTTCATCTAATGAAAGCCATCTCGGGCAAGATGCCGTCATAATCGTACCTGACTCCATTGCATCTTGTCTTTTTTTCTTCCATGATAATTTAACTCGGCTTGACTTTATCTCGCTTTCTTCATTGGCTCTTTGAGCTATAAGTATTGCTTTTATTAATGAATATGGTTCATTTAAAGAATCAATATTATAAGTTGTATTATCGCACAGAGTTATAACATCAATACCATGATTTAAAATCAGTTTCAGGCGTTCAATCGCCTCACCGACTTTTTCTCTTGAAAGTCTGTCCAGACTTTCAACTAGCAATGTAGTTCCTGGCAATATACAGCCATGCTCTATGGCATCTAAAAATTCCGAAAAAGCTCCTGACTGTGCATGCTTTCCATTGAATGCGCTTAACCCCAAATCTTCATACGTTACGGTATCAAGGTAATAATCACTATTTACCTTTAGCCATTCAGTAATAAGCCTTCTCTGACGGTTTAATGAATCACCAGACATCTGGCTTGGTGATGAAAATCGCATATATGCTATGGCTTTTTTCATGTTGACACCTGCTAATGCATACTTTTATAAACCTTAGCGGCGAGTTATAATTTTGTTTAATTTTTATTTAAAAAGACAATCGAGATCACATTTTCTTAAATATACAACAAATACCCCATAGCAATTTGCTGCCACATAAATTCACAGACACAAAAGAATATAGTGTATAAGCAGCCTAAAAACATTTATCAACAGTATAAAAAGAAGTTCGTTATCAGTGAATTGTTCTGTGATTGGGGATTATTGAACTTCTCGATCGAGAATATTCAGAACCCAGCGGGGGAACTCTTTGACCACAGGAGTTCGTGCGAACATGACGATCCGTTGGTCTCCCCGAAGGCTAAATACTCGAGACGCCTGCATTCCACGAGGGTGGTCACTTTGACCCCTCCTATCATCATGTCTGTAAATTCATCTGAGTGACGAGAGTAAATGCGCTTAGCTGCGTTATCGTCCGCATATTCCATTGCTAAACCAACTTCAGTGGCAGTAAGCCAAATTCTGTTGTTGTGGCAAATCGGGGTAAACGTCGTTTTGTGGAATGCTAATTGAGTAGTCATAGTATCACCTCATCAGGTTAACAATCACCACCAACGACGCCAATCGACAGGTAGTGAACTGTGCAAGGTTGGCGTAACCGGCTACACAAACCCGGCGCTTCCGAAGAAGCCCTCACACAGCCCACCATAATTTGGGCGTAGCCGCGCTTAGCGCATAAAAAACTGCTTAACGCGGTATGCGTTGAGTAGTGTTCCGGGACGCCAATCCCGTGTGCCGATTTTGCGGCAACACAAAGAATTAGCCCCAGTGAATGGTGGCGGTCAACCGCAGTCATTCATTCTCATAATGTGATCACCATCACTCAACAGGTTCCAGAAATCGCTCTATCATACTGACTTTAAACAGTTTTTAGGTGTTAAATATGTGGTTTATAGTATTAATAGCTATCCTGATTATTGCCGCTTTCGTTTTTAAAAGCTCCAAATCCCAAAATCCACCTTCGCAACCAGTTCGTACTACTAAAAAAATAAAGGCACCCACACATAAAAAAACGCAAACTAACTATAGTTATAGTACCGATATCATTGAGTTAGATATAACTTATCAGGATGCGAAGGGCGAAATCACTAATCGCCATATATCTATCATAAAATACGACCCTTCAAAGAAAAAAATATATGCACGGTGCCATTTAAGAAAAAGCATGCGAAGTTTCTATATTGATAGAATATTAACCGCAATAGATATTGAAACTGGCGAAATTCTTTCAGATCTCGACGGGTATATATCAGAAAGAATAAACTATTAACATTCAATATATTTACCCCAAGCATTATGTGCCGGGGCATGTAATTATATGACCATTGATAATTCCATTTTGTAAATATTTAGGTTGTCATCAATGATAGTGCGTTTACTTTTCCATACACAGCCAACACTCGTTTCATCGCGACACTCTGGCGACACTCCTTAAAAATCAGGTTCGTGCTCACCTTTCCTTCCCGTTCTTCTCTGGTAGCGAACCGGTAATACACCGTTCGCCAGACCTTACCATCAATGACCAGGATTCCTGCCCGCGCCATTTTAGCCGCTGCCTGATTTATGCTGGTTACTGTTGCGCCTGTTACCGCGGCAACGTCCTGCGCACAGAAGCTCTTATGAGTCCCCAGGTAATGAATAATTGCCTCTTTGCCCGTCATACACTTGCTCCTTTCAGTCCGAACTTAGCTTTGATTTCTGCGATCTTCGCCAGAGCCTGTGCTCGATTTAGAGGTCTGCCGCCCATGACAGGAAGTTGTTTTACTGGTTCAGGTATCGCCTCACCACGGTTAATTCGCGCGGTCATACAAGTCAGTTCATCGGCAGCCTTGCGCCGTAATTCCGCGTCAGTCAGCGCATTGGCCCGCATGTTCTGGTACAGGTTGGTAACCAGCCAGTAGTGCGCGTTTGATTTCCACGGATAAGACTCTGCGTCCGGATACAGGCCACGCTTCCGGCAATACTCGTAAACCATATCAACCAGCTCGCTGACGTTTGGCAGCCCGGCGATAACGGATACTTCTTCCCGGCACCAGGCAACAAACTGCCCGGGTGATGGCAGGAATGGTCGATTCTGCCGACGGGCTACGCGCATTCCTGCGTTAACCTGTTCCATTGTGGTGATCCCGTTTTCCCGGAAAGCCAGCACCCACTGGCGGCGGATTTCGTTCAGTTCGTTCTGGTCCCGGTTAGCCAGGCTCGCCGGGAAAGTTGCCAGTAACTGGCTGAACACACCATTGATGATCTGCGCTACCTGCTGTACCTGCGGCTTTTCGTCGTACTGTTCCGGCATGTTGTTGGCGATCCGACGCATCTGCTCACGGTCAAAGTTAATCATCTGTGCGGCGATGTTTTTCATAGATCCACCCCGTGGATCCAGTCTGTGTTTGTCAGGTCGAGTTTTGGTTTGCTAGCTGTCACGCCTGCCTGTTGCTTGTTACGGTTGATTTCGAGTTGGGTCCACTTGTCGCGGAGTTTGGCCGGACTTAGCACGTTACCGGACCAGAAGTTGTCCTGGCATGCCCAGCGGAACAGCACGCACATGTCGCGGTGGTTACGTCCGTCACGTTCACGCATCAGGCGGATATCGTTAGCCCACCCTGCAAAATTCGGTTTTCTGGCTGATGGCGCGATGGTCTTCACCATGTCAAACATCCACTCTGCGGCGGTCAGGTCTTCTGCTGTCCCCCACTTGCTGCCGCTCTGAATCGCAGCATCCGGTTTCACCACAGGAAGGGCATTTTCTGGCTGGTCAGAGGATTCGTCAGAATTCTCGGACGAAAAAGGTTTTATATTGTCTTTTGTTAGTTTGTCTTTTGTGTTTACCTGATTCGGGTAAGTGCCTTTACCTGATTTGGGTAAACTTTTCTTACCTGATTCAGGTAAATTTACCTCTTTCAGGTAAACTTTATTTTTCTTACCTGATTCGGGTAATGTTGACCATTCACTGACCACATTATTGATGCCGATATTCCGCCCGCTCTGAATAAGAATCCCACGCTTTACCAGAACGCTTTTTGCAGCAGAACACTTGTGCGGCAATATCCCGGTCAATTCGGAAAGTTGCTCGTTGCTCACCCAATCCAGTTTTTTATTAAAGCCATATGTTTTGCGCATGACAGCCAGGAAGACCAGAAGCTGGTGCTGTGTTAATCCGGCCAGCATTACAGCTTCCAGCAACTCATTTGCAATGCGCGTATAACCATCATCGAGATCTGCCACGCGCGGCTCCTTTTGTGCCACATCCGGTACTGGAAAATTGAATATCTCAGCAGTGTTTGCCATAATTCCTCCCGCAATGAGTGTGTTACGATTTGCACCTGAAAGTCGGTTCTGTTCCCGCAGACCGACTTTCGCCATTTCTGAACCTGTCATATTGCCCCCAGCATGGTGGCAACCATCGCCATTAATGGGCCAGCCAGATCCGGGTCCACACGAAACATCGACACAATACCTTCACTCATTTCCTTCAGTTTCTGGTGGCGTGGTGCGTTGAGAATGACCGCCTGCTTTGCCTCACTGAGTTCCTTTTCCATTTCAGCCAGCCGAGCCATGAAGCTATCCTGCTCAACCAGGTGGCCGCGATATTCCAGCGGTAGTACCGCCAGAATTGCCGGGGTCAGTTCACGCACGTTATTTCGGTATTTTTCAGAATCGAATTTGTTATCGAGGAAGCGGAACAACTTCTGGCGTGCACGGCTGACATCATCAGGGAAATCGATGGTGCCGCCGCCCTGCTCCCGATACTCATTCACAATGAGTGCGGCAACAACATCCTGATTATCTGCAGCCGACCAGGCGCGAACGGCATCACGGATTTTTTCGTGGCCTGGCGCCTGTTTTGTTTGAGAACGATTTATCACCGCAGTCGGGCTAAACCCGCTAGTCTGTTGGTATGTAAGTGGTTGCATAGTCATTGCCTTATCAGTTAACGCCGCAGTTTAGGCGGCAGAATTACTCGCGTTAAACAATGGTGCGAGGTCGGGACGAATATCTGCTGGTTTAATCTTTCCACCAGTGGCTGAGACAATTTTCATTACATAGCGGGCATCAATTCCGCCACCGTGTAGCCAACGCCAAACTGTGGGTTGGGCTACACCGCATAGATCTGCCAGTCGTTTTTGACTACCTGTAATACTGATTGCGAGTTGAATGGTTTGATTTGTCATTATCAATTCCTATTGGTATTGCAATGAAGGAATAATAGCAATACGTATTAACCTAAGCAATAGCAAAACGTGTTTTGACCATCAATACGCAAGCGTATAAATTAAAACTTATGAAAAAAGAAACTCTTGCTGATCGCTTAAACCTAGCGATGGAACAATCTGGAATGTCTCAAGGCGCTCTTGCAAAGGCGTCTGGCGTAGCTCAACCCACAATCTGGAGACTGACAAGCGGCAACGCGCGCGGCTCAACAAAAATTGTTGAAATAGCTAATGCATTGGGTGTTCGAACAGAGTGGCTCTCATCAGGCATAGGCCCGATGAGAAATGACGGTCAACAATCAGGGAAGCCTGCTGTCAACCATTCCAAATACTTCAAGATTGACGTTCTTGATATAGAAGTCAGTGCCGGGCCGGGTGTCATCAACCGTGAGTTTGTAGAAGTTCTACGCTCGGTTGAGTACTCGTTTGACGATGCTCGTCACATGTTCGATGGTAGGAAGGCAGAAAATATCCGCATCATTAACGTACGCGGTGACAGCATGTCAGGAACGATCGAACCAGGTGATCTTCTGTTCGTTGATATCACGGTTAAATCTTTCGACGGTGATGGTATCTATGCGTTTCTGTACGACGACACAGCCCATGTAAAGCGCCTGCAAATGATGAAAGATAAGCTACTGGTTATCTCTGATAACAAGAGCTACTCACCGTGGGACCCGATCGAGAAAGACGAGATGAACCGGGTGTTCATCTTCGGTAAGGTTATTGGGAGCATGCCGCAGACGTACAGGAAGCATGGTTAATAATTAGCCTGTAGCTTTTTAAGGCACACTCTTTTCAAGAATATTAAATAGAACACTATATGGCATAAACAAGGACTTAGGATGGAAAAGCCTAGCTTCCCACCTCTTCTTACAGCAGGATTTCATGATATGGATAGTGATGGCATCAAGTCTCTTTGTGTCGACACCTTCCCAAAATCCGTTAGAAGAAGTATGCTATACTGTAATTTTATACAGCTTATTGAGCAATTTAAACTTGTTAATCAGCAGTGTCTATGTTTCTCTGAAGTGTGGATCGATGGTTCATTCACTACAGAGAAACCTGAACCTGATGACATAGATATACTCGTGGTCGTCGATTATTTGGCCCTAAACTCTTTGCCAAACACGCTGATGCCATTGGTTAGCTCATTGTTAAATAGAGATTTTATTAAAGAAAACTACAGCATTGACGTTCTTTTGCTGCCTGAAAATCATCCAGAAATCGATTATAGTGAAAGGCGAAGTTACTGGAGAGGGTGGTTTGGTTTTGATCGGAAGGAGAATCCTAAAGGCCTCGTGAGGGTAATGTTATGAGCGAAGAAAAAACATTCAACTCCCTCAAGGAGCGAATTGCGTTCATTCAACGCGATGTGGATCTGCTTGCTCAAAATAAGGGGAGATCATTTGCTGATGACATTATATTTAGATCACTTGACTCCCATCTGAGCGATCTCCGAGAGAGACAACGTGCAATCGATAACCAACATCCTTTACGTGATTTCATGGAGTTGAGATTAAAAGGTGTTTTGGTCGATTTCGGGTCTATTCCGTTAGATATTCTATCTGTAATTTCAGGTAATCTCGCATCCCTTGTACAGAAAGCAGTTTACCGACTTGGATCTGGGAAAGATTCTAGTCGTGTGCCGATTGATGTTAAAAAATCATTAGACATGAGATTGGCAGACTTGCGTCCAGGTTCGACGAAGTTAGGTGTTACTTTTTCTACTGGTTCTTGCGAGCTCATCGAAACAGTATCCAGTCATGCTGTTAAGGAGATTTTTGCACTACTCTCATCCATTGATGAAGAAACATTCACGGCTAAAATTGCCGAAATTGGTTCGCAATCAACAGCTAACCTAAAAAACATCATAAATGAGTGCGAAAAATATAGTCTTAACTTTGATCTTACTTGGATTGGACCTTTAAGTGATGGTACCAGACAAGTGTCAATTTCTTCAGAAGATATAAAAAAACTGAATGCTCGCTTAGCTTTAACGAAGGTCATTCAGCTACCGGATGAGCATATATCAGGCGAACTTGCTATTTTATCCATGTACGGAAAATTGGAGATTGCAAGCGAGCTTGGAAAAATAAAGGCTTCTTATCCGATTGATATGTTAGGAGAAATTCAAAGTAAATATAAAGTTGGTGAACGAATATCGCTCGTAGTAAGCGTTTCTGAGATTCACAATGAAAGATTAGGAACATCACGACGTAACTACATGGTTAAAAAAATCGAATAGTGATGCTACCCGGCCACCGTGCCGGGTTTTCTTTTGTCCCCTCCCCTCATCACACACCGTTCAAAAAACCACCACAACCTCGCTTCAGTTATCGCTATGCGATGCAAGTCACAAAATTAATTCTTTTTGCTATCAAATATTTAATATCAAAACACATCAACCAATAGCAACAAGTATTGATATCACCAATAGCAATAGCTATTATCACCATATCGCAACAACACAACGATACGGCAACCACCTGATTCACCGTTGCGATGACCGCTTAGATCCGCAGCTTGAATTTCAGCAGGCTCCGGGGAGTGCGAGGGGTGAAGCGGACGCGTGAACGTCGGTGTGACCAGCTGAAATCAAATCAACACTTCATACCTCAGTTGCTTCAACGAGGCGGCTTAGTTATGACAACCGGCGGCCATCCACCGCCAGATACTGCGCAACCCCTTATTTGTTCAGCAGCCCAGCTTACGGGCAGGAGTTTTTATGGTTCATCAACATTACGGAACGCAGACCGTTAATCGAGGTGCGGTCATGCCAGGAATGCTGGTCAAACACAAAGATGGTAACTGGACTGCATCAGCTAATTTACGCGGACGGCTTTATCTGCATCGCGGCATCGAGCGCACTTATACCCGTGATTTGCTCGTGGAAGTTTTTCTCGACGGACGCGGCAACGGCCTGAATCACTAATCCCCTTTCCTGTTTTCCTAATCAGCCTGGCATTTCGCGGGCGCTATTTTCACAGCCATTTTCAGGAGTTCAGCCATGAACGCTTATTACATTCAGGATCGTCTTGAGGCTCAGAGCTGGGCGCGTCACTACCAGCAGATCGCCCGTGAAGAGAAAGAGGCAGAACTGGCAGACGACATGGAAAAAGGCCTGCCCCAGCACCTGTTTGAATCGCTATGCATCGATCATTTGCAACGCCACGGGGCCAGCAAAAAAGCCATTACCCGTGCGTTTGATGACGATGTTGAGTTTCAGGAGCGCATGGCAGAACACATCCGGTACATGGTTGAAACCATTGCTCACCACCAGGTTGATATTGATTCAGAGGTATAAAACGAATGAGTACAGCACTCGCAACGCTGGCAGGGAAGCTGGCTGAACGTGTCGGCATGGATTCTGTCGACCCACAGGAACTGATCACCACTCTTCGCCAGACGGCATTTAAAGGTGATGCCAGCGATGCGCAGTTCATCGCATTGTTGATCGTCGCCAACCAGTACGGCCTTAATCCGTGGACGAAAGAAATTTACGCCTTCCCTGATAAGCAGAACGGCATCGTTCCGGTGGTGGGCGTTGATGGCTGGTCCCGCATCATCAATGAAAACCAGCAGTTTGATGGCATGGACTTTGAGCAGGACAATGAATCCTGTACATGCCGGATTTACCGCAAGGACCGTAATCATCCGATCTGCGTTACCGAATGGATGGATGAATGCCGCCGCGAACCATTCAAAACTCGCGAAGGCAGGGAAATCACCGGACCGTGGCAGTCGCATCCCAAACGGATGTTACGGCATAAAGCCATGATTCAGTGTGCCCGTCTGGCCTTCGGATTTGCGGGTATCTATGACAAGGATGAAGCCGAGCGCATTGTCGAAAATACCGCATACACTGCAGAACGTCAGCCGGAACGCGACATCACTCCGGTTAACGATGAAACCATGCAGGAGATTAACACTCTGCTGATCGCCCTGGATAAAACATGGGATGACGACTTATTGCCACTCTGTTCCCAGATATTTCGCCGCGACATTCGTGCATCGTCAGAACTGACACAGGCCGAAGCAGTAAAAGCTCTTGGATTCCTGAAACAGAAAGCCGCAGAGCAGAAGGTGGCAGCATGACACCGGACATTATCCAGCAGCGTACCGGGATCGATGTGAGAGCTGTCGAACAGGGGGATGATGCGTGGCACAAATTACGGCTCGGCGTCATCACCGCTTCAGAAGTTCACAACGTGATAGCAAAACCCCGCTCCGGAAAGAAGTGGCCTGACATGAAAATGTCCTACTTCCACACCCTGCTTGCCGAGGTTTGCACCGGTGTGGCTCCGGAAGTTAACGCTAAAGCACTGGCCTGGGGAAAACAGTACGAGAACGACGCCAGAGCCCTGTTTGAGTTTACTTCCGGCGTGAATGTTACTGAATCCCCGATCATCTATCACGACGAAAGTATGCGCACCGCCTGCTCTCCCGATGGTTTATGCAGTGACGGCAACGGCCTTGAGCTGAAATGCCCGTTTACCTCCCGGGATTTCATGAAGTTCCGGCTCGGTGGTTTCGAGGCCATAAAGTCGGCTTACATGGCCCAGGTGCAGTACAGCATGTGGGTGACACGAAAAGATGCCTGGTACTTTGCCAACTATGACCCGCGTATGAAACGTGAAGGACTGCATTATGTCGTGGTTGAGCGGGATGAAAAGTACATGACGAGTTTTGACGAGATGGTGCCGGAGTTCATCGAAAAAATGGACGAGGCACTGGCTGAAATTGGTTTTGTATTTGGGGAGCAATGGCGATGAAGCATCCTCACGATAATATCCGGGTAGGCGCGATAACTTTCGTCTACTCCGTTACAAAGCAAGGCTGGGTATTTCCCGGCCTTTCTGTTATCCGAAATCCACTGAAAGCACAGCGGCTAGCTGAGGTGATAAATAATAAACGGGGGCTGTATGACTGATTTCACCGGAAGCAATACTCCTGCCGAACATCGCGACAGCTGGCGCACACCACCAGAGATTTTTGCTGCGCTTAATGCAGAGTTCGTTTTTCAACTTGATGCTGCCGCCAGCGAAAAAAACCGACTATGTCGGCTTTTTATCTCACAGGAGCAGAACACATTAACCACTTCATGGCCTGAAGCAATGGGATGTGCCTCTGGTTATGTCTGGTTGAATCCACCATACAGCAATATTTCCCCTTTTGTGAAAAAGGCAGCCACTGAAAACAAATTCAGTAGTGTGGGATGTGTAATGTTATTGCCTGCTGACACATCTGTCGGATGGTTTCATGAAGCGATACAAACCGCCAGTGAGGTCAGATTCATCACGGCAGGACGACTGGCATTTATTAACCCACTCACCGGGAAACCCGTCAGTGGAAATAATAAAGGCTCGATGCTCATTATCTGGCACCCATACCCCCGTACACACTGCCACTTTACGACCGTTGATCGTGGAGAGTTGATGGCGTTCGGCTCAAGGATTCTTGCCCGTCGGGAGGCTGCATGACAACCACGGAATGCATTTTTCTGGCAGCGGGCTTCATATTCTGTGTGCTTATGCTTGCCGACATGGGACTTGTTCAATGACACCTCAGCAGGAAAACGCCCTTCGCAGCATTGCCCGTCAGGCTAATTCTGAAATCAAAAAAGCCAGACAGCAGTTTCCGGATAAAAACGTCGATGACATTTGCCGTAGCGTACTGAAGAAGCACCGCGAAACGGTAACGCTGATGGGATTCACACCGACTCATTTAAGCCTGGCGATCGGCATGTTAAACGGCGTCTTTAAGGAGCGATGAACATGAAAAGCAAAATCATCAGGGAGCTACAGGCTCCTTTTTTATTATTCGCATTCACCCTCAAGCGTATTAACCAACAATTCAGGGATTAATGGAGGATGGCAGACATCATTGATTCAGCATCAGAAATCGAAGAATTACAGCGCAATACAGCAATAAAAATGCGTCGTCTGAACCACCAGGCTATATCTGCCACTCATTGTTGTGAGTGTGGCGACCCCATAGATGAACGAAGACGCCTGGCCGTTCAGGGTTGTCGGACTTGTGCAAGTTGCCAGGAGGAGATCGAACTTAAGAACAAACAATGGGGATTGTGATGGCCTCAAAGCAGCAAATTTCAACATCGTCCAACTGAGGTGTAAAAATGTTCAGAATCATTTTTCCTAACACCTGGTACGTCGACCACCACGGCACTCCCTGCAAAATCCTGCGTTCTACCCACAACAAAGTTCACTACATCCGAAAAGGCAGAACATGTATCGCCAGCATGTTCCGCTTTAATCATGACTTTGAACCTGTGAATAAAGCTGATGCAGATCGGATAGCAGAAGAGATCGAAACGGCAGAACACATTAAGAAGTTACGTTCCATGCGCTCAAAAAACAGAGGTAACCATGGAATCACACAGCCTCACACTCGATGAGGCCTGTTCATTTCTCAATGATATCCAGACCTACCGCAATAATACCAACTCAATAAATGGAGATTCCAAGTGGAAGAAGAAATCTTCACTCGTGAAGAGGCAGCATCGTATCTGAAGGTAGACAAAGGCACTATCACGCAGTGGATACGAAGTGGACGACTTCAGGCCGCAAAGATAAATCCAGATAAACCTAAAAGCCCATATCGCATTTGCAAGTCAGACTGCATTGCGGCGCTTAAGTCTGTGAGACACAATAGCGCGGTGAATGCGGTTGATATGCAGGAGGTTAAAGCATGTCAATCAAACTACGCGGTGGCACGTGGCACTGCGATTTCGTCGCGCCAGATGGATCAAGAGTTAGACGCTCTCTTGAAACATCGGACAAAAGGCAAGCGCAAGAACTTCACGATCGTCTGAAAGCAGAAGCGTGGAGAGTAAAAAATCTCGGGGAATCACCGAAAAAGCTATTCAAGGAAGCCTGCATACGGTGGCTGCGTGAGAAATCGGATAAGAAGTCCATTGATGATGACAAGAGCATTATATCGTTCTGGATGTTGCACTTCAGAGAAACCATTCTCTCTGACATAACAACAGAAAAAATAATGGAGGCGGTAGACGGGATGGAAAACCGCCGCCATCGCCTGAACTGGGAGATGAGCCGGGACAGGTGTTTGCGGCTTGGCAAGCCAGTGCCGGAGTATAAACCAAAGCTGGCAAGCAAAGGAACGAAGATGCGGCATCTGGCAATACTTCGCGCTATTCTCAATATGGCTGTTGAATGGGGATGGCTTGACAGGGCGCCAAAAATATCAACACCACGCGTTAAGAATGGACGAATCAGATGGCTTACAGAGGAGGAATCGAAGCGCCTGTTTGCAGAAATTGCTCCTCATTTCTTCCCTGTGGTCATGTTCGCAATCACTACAGGTCTTCGCCGCTCCAACGTTACAGACCTTGAGTGGTCACAGGTCGATCTGGATAAGAAAATGGCATGGATGCCCCCTGATGAAACAAAAGCCGGCAATGCGATCGGAGTTCCTCTTAACGAAACCGCATGCCAGATATTAAGAAAACAGCAGGGGCTCCATAAGAGATGGGTATTTGTCCACACCAAACCTGCCTACCGAAACGACGGAACAAAAACAGCAGCGGTAAGGAAGATGAGAACCGACAGCAACAAGGCATGGAAGGGAGCGTTAAAGCGGGCAGGCATTAGCAACTTCCGCTTCCATGACCTGAGGCATACCTGGGCAAGCTGGCTGGTTCAGTCCGGTGTCTCTCTTCTTGCACTTAAAGAGATGGGAGGATGGGAAACTCTCGAAATGGTTCAAAGATACGCCCACCTTTCAGCCGGGCATCTCACTGAGCACGCGAGCAAAATCGATGCGATTATAAGTCGCAATGGCACAAATACGGCACAAGAGGAAAACGTGGTTTACTTAAATGTGAGATAACTTATTGATTTAAATGGTGCCGATAATAGGAGTAAAACACTCGATTAATCTCGTGTTAATGCCATCACCTACGACCATTACTAATTGATTGAATCTTATAGAAAAATCATCATTTTCTATGCGTCACAATCAATTTTCACATTACAAACGCTCCGACACTTTAGCCGGAGATTTTATGAGATACAAGCCTAACCAATACTTAATCTGTGATTCTTACGGTAACTACTATTTAAGGATCACGCTGCCTGTGTATATGCAGCCCTTTTTTGAAGGAAAAAGGACGTTTGTCAGAAGTCTACACACAAGTAATCTTCGTGTTGCACGTAGAAAGCGTGATCAGATTGCAGATGAATACCATTGCTTACGGGAGAGTGTTGCCCCTGTAAACAGCACAATAGAAAACACGCTGGAACTGTTACGCAGTAAGGCTAAATACGCCAAAACAGCTACCAGAGTGCAAGATACAGCGTCTTCGTGTCCGTCATTGCTTAAAATTCTTGAAATCTACCTGACAATTAACAGCACGAAGAAGAAGCCAGCCACTTTAGCTAAGGCAAGAAAAGCGGTAGAGATGTTTCTCTCCTACCGTAAAAAGCCTGATATTGCATTGCAAGATGTAAGCCGCACCACTGTTACAGGCTGGATTGAACACATGCAAAAAACTCTTTCACAACAATCAATTGCAAATTATATCAGTCCAATGGCCCAGCTATGGGAATTAGCTTCATCACGTTACCACGATGCGCCAGAAAGGGCGCTCTCCCCCTGGCGAGGGCATAGGCTTGATGTGGCACAAAGTAGAGAGAGCTACGAGGCATTTTCTAACAAAGAGCTATTGCAGGTGTTGCAAGTATTTTCCGGTAATTCAGCAGAAAACAAAGAAATGACGGCTTTGTGTCTTATCGGTTTATATACAGGTATGCGGATCAATGAGATAGCAAGTCTCACAATAGACGATGTGAAAGAGATCGAAGGTGTGCTGTGTTTTGAAATCACACAGGGAAAGACGAAAGCTGCGGCACGTGTTGTGCCTGTGCATAACCTTATCACTCCGTTGGTGTTGTCGCTGCGTGAAAAGCCTCACAATGGCTTTTTGTTCTATCACGCCAGCATTACAGAACGTGCTGACGGTAAACGCTCTACGTGGCATACACAACGATTTACAAGAGCTAAACGAAAGGCTTTAGGGGAAAAGGGAACAGAAAGGAAAGTGTTTCATTCTCTGAGACACGGAGTAGCACAGCTTCTTGATCGAAATCAAATTCCAGAAGACAGGATCGCCCTTCTCCTGGGCCATACACGCGGCAATACAGAAACATTCCGCACATATAGCAAAAATGCAGCTTCTCCAATAGAGCTTAAAAAATATATTGAGCTTTTACGCTACCCTGAAATAGAGAAAGGCTTATCAATCAATAAAAAATCAAATTTAAGGCGTAAAACAACGCTATAGACGTAATAAAGAGGCTTCAATATAGACTGATGCCTCTTTTATGATTATCTCGTTACAGAGCGTTTCATAGGCGTTTAAGGCTATTGTTTAAATACTGGCGTTACAACGTCTTGCCCTGGGCTTTTTTGATTTTTCTGTTCTGTTGTATTTACCTGCATTTTAACCTGGCCTCCTACAGATTTATTTGGTGCTGTTTTTACCGCAATTGCGCTTGTAGTTGCTTTAGAGACAAGACGGATTTGCTCAAAATCAAGAGTAAACAATAGGCTTTCGCTTGCTTCTTCTTCGTAAGACATGCCAACTAACACAACGTTGTCATAATTTTTTAACTCAGTGACAAGTAGGAAAGGTTGGCGACTGTCCATCAACTGATTTAGGTATTCAAGCATAAGCATACGTCGATTGCCGTTAATTCCAGCATTCTTAATCATATCAGGATTGAGCTTCAATACGGTTTCAGAGATACGCCCTTGTAATGTGAACTTGTTATTCCGTATTTGAACATGATCACTAACTTCTGATCCTGATTCGACGGCATAGCTTGTAACGTCCGCATTTCTGCTAACTTTCGTCGATTCCACGCTATCAAATGATAATGCCTGGTAGTCATTGTAAGCAGCATTTGCACCACTGCCGAGATTAGAGGTAATGATCGCAAAGCCGTTACCCCCTTTGGTTGTTCTACCGTTGCTATCGTTGCTTGTGCTGTTGATTTTCGCCTCAGTCGGGCGACCAATGGTTAACGGACCCATTGCCATAATTTGTAATCCTTATTTAAGGGGGCTAAACAGCCCCACAGTGATGATTAATAGGTTGACCCGCCTGACATAACACCCAGCGTTAATAGCTTGCTAAACTCAGCGGAGGATGCCTTTGATTTGAAGTCGATAAATTCGCTCAATCGTCCGGTGTCTGATTCGATAGTTAGCGGCACTTCTGCATTTACTTGTAATTCTGGATTGAAGTTAATAACAGGTGCAAAGGTGTAAGAAGGAGCCTTGAAAGCTTGTTGTGCTGCACTCTGTTTCAGATTTGCAATGTTTTGTCCTTCGAGACTGTATTGATTTACAGCCTGCGCCCCACCTACCGTTTCTTCTGGCATAAACCAGCTTTTAATAGTGTTAACCAGGGAATTGCTGTTATCTGGCTTAGTTGTTCCGGTGCCAGCGCCTTTATATTGATCAGGAGTGAGATTAGAAAGATTCTGCTTCATTCCTTCGTTAGATAGTGGCGGTGCATCCCCTAAATTCTTCTGAATAGCTTCCGTCTTCTCGTCGTTTTTCATCAGCCAGTTGATTGTTTTCATTACGGCGTTAACCAATCCGCCGATAGCCTCGCCTAATTTGGTAAACATTGGCAGCATTGCAACCATGCTCTTTTTAAACTCTTCAATCACTTTCGGATCAAGAGATTTCATAAAGCCATCAACAAAGGCGATCCCTTGTGAGTCAGAAAGCCCACTAAGTGCATTATTCAGTTCACGGAATTTAATAACGCTTTCCTGTTGTGCCTGTGTTACCCAGCGCCCTGATTCTCGTTGTTCTCGTGCTGATTGTTCCACTTCTTTAGCGGAGCGTGTCCAGTATTTAGAGGTGAGCATCAAATCATCAGCCAGATCTTCCAGACGACTACCGATTTGTGCATCTGAATAGCCTTTCTTCACCATTCCCTGAACTGCTTTACTAACCAGACCAGCCGGATTATCAGCAAAGTCTTTTAGATCCTTTTTAGTTAAGAATCCTTCATTCATTAAAGTATTGATGCCGCTATCGCCGCCCTTCCATTCACCTTTGCCTGTTTTTTTATCGACTACATATTCAGCCTCATCATAGCTTTTGGTTGCACGCTCACGCACATCTTTCATCTGATCGAGATACTTACGTTTACCTTGATCCCCCATCATTGAATCAACGCCGTTTTTGTAGGCCCATTGCTCAATATTGTTCATCTGGTTAACGTCTACACCGCCCAGCTTCGCACGGCTATACAATTCACCCAGCGTTTCAGCATTCGCAAAGCTGTTAGTAACAAATTCAGAGGCTTTGCTCATAGCCATATACGTAGCGCCAGCGCCTAAGCCACCCAGCATAACAGCCGCAGCACCGCCGCCAATACTCCCGCTACCCTTAACAGGTGCATAGGCTTTAGCGTGAGCGTTACGATTGCCATTAATCTTACGTTGTTGCTGTTGTAGGCGTTTCATTTGGCTATTCATACGTGCCAGACTAATAGCTCCTCTTTCATATTGGAGGGCAATTTCTCTAGCCTGTGCAATAGCTTTATATTGTTCCGCTACAGAAAGGCGGTGCAATGCACTAATGCTTGATCCAACGTCTAACAGTTTTAAGTCTGCCTTCTCTTTGCGTGCTGCCAGGGCTTTTTGTTCTCTTGCAACTACACGTTGAGCGGCTAATTGTGCTTTAGCATTGGCTTTATCTGCCTGTGCTTGCTTTTTAGCAATATCGTCTACGTCTTTTTTTGCTTTAGAAGTTGATTGTTTATGTGTCTTAACACGCAATTCTATATCTTTCACCGCCGCCATTTGTTTACGAAGTTTTTCTACTTCTGCTTTTGCTTTCTCTAATGATGGTCGATCAACCTGGAAGGTGACAACGTTTGATAAGCGGCTGACGTTAAGTTCTAACATGCTAATTGTTTCCCTGTATTATGATTGTTGTTTATTATTGTTTTTTAGAGCAATAGTATTGAATTGCTTCGAAAGTGCTGCACCCAGTCTGAAAGACACGCTGGCGCACATTATTTGCATCAATTTCTAAAAGGCGGCAAAGCGCCGATGTGTTTATAACTGATTCCTCGCTAATAGCTGCCAGTTCTTTTACAGCCTTAAGAATAAAGGATTGTGGGTTTTCTGTATTCATTGGTTTTCTCTCACATATATATTTTTATTTGGGTTTGTAGACAGTAGAAAAACAAAAAGGGCAAAGAGATTCGTTACTGTATTTGCGCCTACAGGTTAGTTAATCCCTTTACCCTTATTGCCCCGATGGGGAATCGTCTATTAACGCTTTATTACGCAGCAGATCCGAAGATGATAGCTTGCGGAATGTTGTTTACTGGCAGATAAGATGTCTCAGTAACCACAGATGGGAATTGGAATTCATCCTTGATTAGATATTGGTGATGCAACACGGCATCTTGACCTAACTCAGCATGACGCACACCAACGCCGCTATGAAGCTGGTAACACTGTGCCGCTTTATCCATTACCGGAACAATTGCGAAACCGTTCTCTCCGATGTGAGCAACAATCTCAGGAAACATTGACACATCAATAACAGTGATCCCACCAATCTGGAAAGAGTCATAGGCTGGGTTAGAATCAACCATACGGGTAAACAGGGCCGTAGCACTCGCATCGCCTGCATATTTCACCATGTCACTGATCAGCGGGTTAGATGACAAACCATCAGCAGCAGTGCCAGCAGCAAAGATAATTACACCAGTTCGCTTTGCAGCAAGACCAGACCCCAGCTTTTCACTCTGTAAGCGCACCGCTTTACGAATAGCAAGGAACGGGTTAACAGTAGTCGATGCAAAGTCGATAGCGGGTACCGTGGTTTTAGCCTGACCGTCGAGGAAGTCGAGATCACCTTGTCCGGCATATTCAGATTCAACTTTCAGGCCCAGCAGCGCGGTAATCAGATCCACTTCAACACGGTTTGCGTGTGAACGGTAATGAGCCTCAGAGAAATCATTAACCGCTACCAGCATAGCATCAGAACGGTTTGGATATTGGCGGCTGTATTGTTCCAGGTCACGAGAAGTAACAGCGTTAATACTGCCGACGTGTTTCATCTGGAAAAGTTTGTTTGACCATTCCTGACGTTTAGAGGCGTTCCAGTCGCTTTGAGCGTAAGGCGAGGTTTCCCCAGCTACCTGCACAAACTGATCAATCAGGTCGGTAAGAAGAATGCTGTTTTCTGTATGATATTGCACATCGAACAGATCGAGATTAGTAATCAGGGTATTAAGTGCATTCTCATAAGCAAATGGAGTTACTACCGCAGTATTAACGCCAAAATATGTTGATAAATCATTCATTATTATTTTCCTTGTTAAGTCGTAGGGATCGCAAGTTCTTCATAACCAGCAATTACAAAGCCGAGAGATTGCAGTTTTGCAATAACACTTGCCTTTTCCATGCTGTTAAATTCAATCCCATCTTCAGCCAGAATAACGAAAGTAGGATGTGCAACCACTACGCTTTCCTGTCCTTCATAAGCCGGTTCAACTACTACGTGAGCAATATCAGATGCGGTTGTTGCTTTGGTGCCATCGGCTTTCAGCAAAGCCCCGACAATAAGATCGTCAGTGAGAGGTGAAGCCAGTTTGACGAGGCGATCTTGCAGCACTGGATCAGCAGCGTAAGCTACTACCTTACAGCGTGAACGGGAGTTATCCGCATTCACTGCTTTTAATTTTCCATATGGGTTAGCCATAAGATTATTTTCCTTTCAGTTGTTTAATTTTAGATTTAAGGGCATCAGCAAGACTAACCGCATCAGCCGATTTAAATAATTGAGCAGTGGTAGAACGAAGACTTTCGGGAGTAACTCCCAACAGTGCGGCAACCTTAATGAGGTTTTCATCACTAACAATCATCGTTTCCCCGTCTTTGCTGATAATCATTTCTTGTTTCATAAATAATGTTCCTGTTAGTGCCAGACAAATAAAAAGCCCCAATGCCGTAAGAGGTTAATTCTGACCAGCAAAGGGGCTTTAACGTGCGGGCAATTACATAATTGATAAGTTAAACTATAAGAGGATTAAACATATCAGCAAATACACTTTTTAAATATACTTGATGATATGCTTAAAGGGTGAATAGATACTCCTGAAAACATGCTCTTAGGAAAACATGCGGAATCAATCAGGAATATCTATTCGGGGCGCGGTGGCCAACCGCTATCTTTCATGGTGTGGATGCACCAGTCAGATTTTAAGGAATCACTATTCCAATCTACTCACAGATTAAATTTTTAATAATGATTAACTACACCAACAGTAATCTACCGTTTCAGAAAATCGTTTTTACAACCAAAGCTTATAGATCCGCATTCTATAAAACCCGTTTTGCTATCAATATTTCCAAAGTTTATTGCACCATTCTTAGCTAAACTCTCTCTGCTTGCGGCTAACGCTATGCAGATGATTGTTTTTGACAACAACTTAATAGATTATTCTGTTACTAACTTCTGTCATTAAATAATAGTTTAATGATGTTAGTAAATAGTTATAAAATATAACTATCAGTGTAAGGCTCTTTAATGTTTTCTGACAAAATAAGGAGCTTTAGGATAAGCATAGATGAAAAATAAGAGCGGGAAGGGCAAGGAGATAACACCTACCCGCTTTTATCAAAATTAAGCACAATGCCTAACAACATTCATCAACACAACGTAGAAACAATCAACAATCAAAGAGGGAGTTATGATTATTCTAAAACTTCTTGAGAGATGGAAGGTAATATTTGTTAGAGGTTAATGCCACTCAACCTTTGAGGCTATCACCTTCCATATGCAGGGATTTATGACAGTAGAAGGATTAACACCAACTAAAATCTTTTTATCTACCCCTAAAATTATTATATAACAAAATCATTATAAATGCAAATAATTTTCATTATCATTTAGAGAAAATAGCACTTTTTGCTAAATCATCTACTAATTGCTGAATCTCTTCACTTGCAACCTTTAACGTGGTGGCGATGTCTGTGATGATTTGATTACACTGTTTTGCATCGTCCTCTGATACGCTCACCAGAGAGATAAAATCGTCAAGGCTTACATTCACCTTCATTAAGCTAATAACGCATTGAGAGAGCGTGTAATCGCATAAATCTGAATAGGCTTGATTTATTCTTGTTTGTAGTGAGATAGTCAGATCTAAAAGTTGTTCCATTGCATTGCTAATATCTTCTTCCATTATGCGTATTCTCCTTGTAATGCATCATTAATCATATTCAATACGATGTTAAAAGGTGTCTTGAGCGTCAGCACTTCATCACGGTAACGCTCTAATGCTTCGTAGTCTTCTGTTTCTTTTGCCAGCCGAATTAACTCTGCATAGTTTTTTGCATCAGACAGGATCATCTGAAATAATTGTGTTTCTTGAATATAGCCAATCATTATTTTTCCTTTTTTGAATATTTTCATTGGGCGCTTATACATACACCCATCATTTTATTAGTTAGAACGTTTGTTAGAAGCTAATGTATCTTCTAAATGAGCCATCAGATCGACTTCCGATGCACCACCTACACAATTATTGAAAGCGTTAAATCCCAAAAAATGATGATAGGAGCTAAACCCTAAAAGCTGCCAACGTTTCAGAGTGCCATCAGAAATGATAGTTTGTTTTCTTGTTCTTGGGCGAAAGTAAACGCCTGGCATTGATTGGATTATTTCTAATTCTTCATCACTTAATTCAGGGGATTCTGTTTCAAGAATAAAGATTATCTCTTCCCCTGGAATTTCGTTATTGGTGTGTGTCGGTGGACGTTGTCTTTTTGAATTGAAATTACTGTTTTTTTCAATACGTTTTAAGTTGTTCTTTTTCTTTCTTCCCATTTTTCCCTCTTTTTATGTGGATTATAAAAACTGGACGCCATTGTTACGATGAATATCGCCATAAATGCATTTGCCATATGTATTGCCCGATCTGTTGTTATTGATTGTTTGTGAGAAACAATTCAAAATCTTTGTTTAATTTCAAAAGACGAAATGTAGTGCTGTTAATCCCTTCATAATCCAGCACACCGAACGATGTAAAATGATTTAACCAATGATTTACGTGTTGTGCGCTGTAGCCGCCTAAACTACAAAAGCTAACCACTGTCGGTGGTGAAAACTCTATGTCCAAAATAGCTTTTAAAATGTTGTATCCGCTTTCAGTTATTTCAATAGTTTTGTTTCCTATAGTGATGTTATAAGTCATTTATTCTCCTTAGAAGGGTAGTGAATCATATATTGTGCTCTCACTTTTGAGATCAATTATCAAAGAGTCAAAATCATTTTCACAAAGATAGATATTCTTTGAATCTAATGCTCGTTTTACAAAATCTTCTGTTTCTTCGTGCGGTGGTTTCTTCTTATCAAGGGAAAGAAGCCAAGTAAAAATTTCGGGCCGCTCAGGGAACTCTGGCTCTTGTGTTTCTTCTTCAACGATGATTTCGGAAACATTCAATATTTCATTAGATTCGTCTTCTTTCTCAGAAGGATCAGGTAGTGATGACTCTCCAGGGGGAGTAATATGTGCATCTGTGAATGGTAATGCTTTATAGAGTGATGTTTGCCCGTCCCGAGCCTCTACAGAAAGAACTCCCATATCAACAAACATATTTATAATATTGCGAACCTGGCGATCACTAACCATTCCAATATTAGATAATGTTTTTTGAGTGGCGTAACATTCTTGCCCTTGTTCATTGAATCCAGCTATATAGCTATAGATTTCAACGGCTGGCAGTGTAGCGGTGTATTCATTACCTGACGGTGAGAACCACTTTTTAAACATCTTCAACCACTGCTCAACGACTACATATTTTTGTTTACCATCTTTCTGATTTAGACATTTGGCTTTCGCTTCGGCAATTGTTTTGATATTTTTGATCATTTAGTTCCTCCTTTGTAAGGACTGTAATTAGTAATTCATTAACAAGTTTTGGAATTGATTTCCCTTCTGCCTTTGCACGATTTAACAACGCGTTATAAGTTGCAGAATCAAAATTAATATTCATTTGGTTTTCTCCTTCTCCTGTTATTATTCTTTCTCTGCTCCTGCCTTACGCAGTTCATCAATAATTTTTAGTGCATCGTCAAAACATTTTTCACGCTCTGGATAACCACAGCGTCGCGCTGTGTTCCTATTCATTCTTACCCTAAAGCGGTTGATCTCACCACGTTTCCAGGCTTCAACTACATCTTGAGAAGTGAAATACTTCACTAATTAACCTCCTATTCTATTTGGTTAAAAGAAAAAGACACCTTGCAAGCCTCTTGGGCTTCAAAGTGCGGTGCATTGGTTTAATTATTTAGAGGATAGGAATGTTTTCCTGTCCCTAATATTACTTTACCATAACTAAAGGCTTTTGTCAACCCCCGCCCATAAAATATTGATCATTTTTCAGTATGTTATGATTTTGCTTAGCAATTCGTGCTCTTCTGTGTGATGCTATTCTTCCTTATTCTCTAAAACGCGTTCTAACGAGGTTTTGATAAAAACAATACATTCCCTTATGTAATGACAGTTTAGCTCGCCAGAGGTTTATTTAAGGGGCTTATTTTGTATTTGTTAGGTATATGAAAAGGAGATGATAGATAAACTCTAATTTCAGACACCTTATAAAATACCTGTAAAGCTCCTCAGAAGCTCTATAATGAGCTAATCTATTACCGCTAAGGTTTCCCTGCCTTATATACGTTTAGCTCGCCTACGGCTTGATTTAAGCGGTAGAAACTTATTTAACCTTCAACTACTAAAACCATTCTTTCTTTTTTGTTTGTTGTTGGTTGTTGTCTGTGTCTATGTGCTAACATCGCTAACGCGTAGCACACAAGGTTATTGCACTCGTCAGAGTATTGCACAATAGATTTTCTCTTAAATAGATTGATGATCGTTAGATTGGCGTAAGCCTCATCAATGGAACTATTGAAGCGCACAGCGCAAGACTATTTAGCCTTACGCAAGCCGTAGGCTATTTGCACATAGTAGATTACATATTCGTTGTGAGCGGCATTAGCGAACATAGATCTACTAACTAACATCAACAAACAAAAACTATGTGTTATGACAAGCAGTCTAACGACTAACACTCTAACTTGTGCAAGGTTCTGGCGAATGCCAATAGATTAAGGGATACCCGTTAGACTCCCTAACGGGTATCCCTATAATTATTCTTATAAAGATAAAAAAGAATTATATTATATAGTTTAATTGTAGTTTAATTATAGTATTGTCGGAAATCATTTCCTAGGTGATAGGAACTCATTTCCTAGGTAGGTAGGAAACCACTTCCACGGTTATTTCCTAAATAGATCGGAACTCATTTCCCAGGTGTTATTTATACTTATCGGGTATCAGACTTGATAGGGGTAGCTCACAGTGACCTACCGTTACATCCAATCATCACATAGCATCTGTGCAATGATCTTCTAAAAGTGTTTCTTGCTACCAAAATTAAACATCTAAAACAGGCTTAAATTCAATGTAATTGATGATTAATCCCTGTGTAATTCCTACGTAAAAATCCAATGAAAAGTAGCTTAAAAAGTGCAATGTTAGCTTTCTTCACTTTTACATCACTTTCGCAAAGCCTTGTGTAATACGGCTTACAGAGCACTATCAGAAATTGTTGATTAAAAATCAATCTATTATTTGTCGAACAAGTTTCCTTTAATGCAACAAAAAATTATTTTTTCAAAATAAACACACTATTTAATAGCTTGCTAATTTTACCAAAATGTAACTACATGATTCTCATGCAAGACGTGTAGTGATAAAGCAGGCTAAATCACCACACTAAAAACCTTCGAATTTCGTAGTGAAAAAAGTCCTTTACACACCTAATCAACACGATCAATAATCACTACACACAAATCAACACAGAAGGAAAATGAAAATGGCTAATATTGGATACATTAGGGTATCGACTGTGCAACAAAACACAGACCGTCAATTAGCTGGAGTAACTCTTGATAAAGTCTTTGAAGATAAAGCGTCAGGCAAGAACACTCAGCGCCCACAGTTTGAGGCAATGATGAACTATGTGCGGGAGGGTGACGTGTTACACGTCCATAGTATTGATCGCCTTTGTCGTAATACAGCCGACCTTCTGGCAACGGTTGAGCAATTAACAGAGCGCGGCGTGTCTGTGCATTTCCATAAAGAAGACTTTAAGACAGGGAAGAACTCTCCCGCAGGGAATATGATGCTCACAGTGCTTGCAGCAGTGGCACAAATGGAACGTGAAATGATGCTTGAGCGGCAGCGTGAGGGGATCGCCGCAGCTAAGGCCGCTGGACGTATAGCAAAACGTGGTAATGGAAAAGCAATTGATCGAGCGGGAATTGTTGCCGCTCTCGCGAATGGTGGATCAATTCGGAGCGTAGCAAAAGATTTCAGTGTCAGCACACAGACGGTGCAACGTATCAAGAAAGAGCAGGAAGCGTAATGCCTCCTGATATTTGAGAATTGTCGCTGCGTGGGCCTGACGCCGCTGATCTTCGCGTTAAACATTGATCACGTCTGCGCCGATTTCAGAGAAAAAGACAGTAACTGAACTCACTATGAAGGCTAAACGTATCTTTACACTTGATGAAAACGTTCAAAAAACAACCTAACCCCAAAATTCAACAAATTGCAACACATTGTTTTTAAAAGAAAATTAAATCTACATCAAATATTGGTTGACGTAGATTGAGGTGAATAGTAGACTATTAGGGTAAATTACCACCCTTGTAACATCATTTAATGCATGTTCTAATCTTCCTATCGTAAAACCGGAGGAAGTTATGCATTTACTTTCAAAACATCTTCACACTATTCACTTTCTCGTTATTGATGTATTCGTTGTGGCTATTAGTTACCGCATTTGCATCGCTTCCAGTGAAGAGATGGACGCTGTTGCAATTATTGCTCAAGCAATGGCGATGTTAACTAAACGACTTTAATAATTTCACTATCAGGTGCATAAACACATCTTTGATCGCTGGATGTGTTATGCGCCTACTGGTGGTTCAATCCTTAAGCCATTTCAACTCACTAAGGAGTTTTCTTTCTTCGTTCTCTCGCTGTTTACGCTCTAGCCAGGCTTTTCCTTCTGGCGTAGACAGGAACTTACGAGCGTGAATCTTGCGGTTATTACGTTTGATAGCTGCAATGTTTTTCAT